CTGCTGATATGGTACCACAAACGAGCATTCGCTCTGCTCGTCAAGGTCCATTATCGTTGTGAAAGTGTTCGGGTTGCCGACACTTGGGCCCTGCGCCAGATTGGATGTACCACGGTCCCACGAAATTTGCAAGCGCCCACGATGATATGGCGACCGCACCAGCTTGAACGTGTACCGCAAAGAGCCGCGCCAGTACTGGAAGTGGTTGGCGATGTAGCTCATAGGGGTGTGGGCAATCTGGTTCACCGCACTCTGGAACATAGCCGGATTGACAGCCGTGGTGAACAAGGGCTCGCCAGGCAGTGCCGTGGTGTTCCACACTGAAGCAACCAAGAAACTTGACCTCCCGGCAAACCTGCTGATGACAAGGTCGTCTGCGCCATCACCACCATGTTGGACTGATCCAATGGCGGTCTCCTGTTTAGGTTGCATGGAAAGCTTCATTACAGGTTCTGAGACGCAAGTGCTGGCCAATTGAAAGGGTACTTGCTTCATCGGAGCAACATCGCTGATATTGGGGACATTGGTGAAACCAAAAAAGGAGGCCACCTTGCCAAGCCATCCAGCAGCCATTTCAGTGGCCATGGCATACTCACCAATCACCGGAACCTTTTTGAGGGCGCCGGCAGCACTGGCAACTGCTGAGGCAACAGAGCTGATCTGGCCATTGGGCACGAACTCACTCTGGATGATGGGCTGATTGGTTGGGCCTGACAACATCACATCTTCAGCCCAAGCATACACCTGGATGTCGATGGCGTTCCCAGTCACACCATTCGCACTCAGAAGTGGCACGTACTGGTACAAGTCCATATTGCCAAAGTCACGAAGGCGCTGCGTTGTGGTGATGTCCAAATACGGGTAGGGGTACAGGAACGGCAATTCCATCTCAGCCGTGGACATGTTCTGATTCTCGACCCACACATGCGGTTTTTGTGAGTTACCAACAAGGGCAACATTCACATTAGCAGTGAGCGCAGTGTCTGCTCGCCAACCCGACATGGGTGTGTAGGCGGCAAGCATACTACCGTAGTAAAACGGTGAACCGTTGACGAGGAACTTGAGCTTTAGGTTACAACGCAAGAGCGAGAAACCTCTCAGCTTGGCAGCCATGTTAGCATCGTCAAAAAAGGCCTGCCATGGATAGAAGGTTGACTTCAAACCATTGCCACTGTTCTCTGTCCAAATGTAACTGTGGATTTTGCGTGGACGTGAGAGATACTTTCCAAGGTCCTGAGTCATGTCCATGCTGCTAGCATTCTTGGTGGCTCGTGCCACCAAATTGACTTGCTCGCCTGCAGGCTCATTCTTGAACACAGTTGTCTGCTGTGACAGATCAGCACCCCCTGTCATGTTGGAAGCGGCATCATAAGAGACGTCCGCTTGGGCGACACCACTCCACTTCTCACGCTTCTTTCGCGTGCGGACTTGGTGTCGGATTTTGTTGATGGCTTGCGCCACCACCTT